TTTTTAATTGTTTTGTATTTGGTCTACGCAGATTAATCTTGAAAGATAATTCAATTGATATTATCATGTAAATATTAACAATTAACTTTTTTTTATTTATTTTTTTTCTAAATATATTATATTTTAAATAATATAAAAATGACAAGTAGATACATTGAAATTCGCCCTGATAATATCCCCGCAGATGGTAAAATATCTTTTAAAAATGGTTTTCCCGTTCTTTCATTCACTATTTCAGCCCAAGATGGTCTACTTGACCCACGTAGTGTTAGAATAGTTGGTAATTTTAATGCATACAAAGATAATCTCGCAACTCCAACCCCTTTAACTAATGGTGATGGTTTAACCATGAATAATCGCCTTGGTATTTATAATTGTTTTGAAAGTCTTACAATTAGATCTCATAAGTCAAAAATGATCTGTGAAAATATAAGGCATTATTCAAAATACCTTAATACATACCTTGGTCTAACTGGTTCACTTCAAGATCAGATGGGTCATTTAGCCCAGACATGTCTTATTATGCCCAATTCTGAAACTTTCAGAAAATCAGTTGTTGAAAGCCCAAATACTGACGCCCCACAGACTAACTCTTTCAGCTTTCACATTCCAAGCGGGTTCATGATGGGCGGTAATCTTATTAATCTACGCCCTGATGCCTTTGGTGGTTTACAGATTGAATTTCAGCTTCAACCAGACGCAAATGTATTTTATGCAATTGGTGGTGTTGCCACTGGTCTACTCGACGCTCATTATGAGCTAACCAATCTCAAACTCTGTTGTGAAGTTCAAGATATCCCACAAGGTGAATTAACTGGTGATGAGAGCCAAGGTGTATACAATTTCAATACAATTACATCTCTTTACACTTCTATAAATTCAGCTAATGCCCAGCTTCAATATTCTCTTGGGTTAAGAAATGTTCAGAGTGCCTTTATGACTTTCATGCCCGTAGCCAATATTAATACTCTAACAAATGATGGTCAAGCTACAACTTTCCCGTCTGGTAAGGGTTCGAGTGATACAGACCTTGCCTTTTTCAAAAGAATTCAGTTTCTCAAAGGTGGCACTAAATACCCCGCAGATTTTGATTTTGTAAATAATATTATTACTAATGGTGATGCTAAAATGCCAGACCCCCAGATTGTTAAGGGTTTTATTGAAGCTGTACAGCCAGATTATGGTGGCGATCGTGTCTCTATTTCGCCAGTAAATGCCAATCGTGATTACAACATGACAATCGCCAATAGCCCAGCTTCTTATTCTACTATTCCAGAAGGTGGGGCTCTTACTGGTCTTGGTGTCAAATATGGTCTTGGTGGTGGTGGTGAAGATTTCAGCCTTGAACAATTTGGCGTTAGTATTGAGAGTGAATTAGATAGAGATAATCCCGTTGGTGTTTACATATTTATTAAGGCACGTGCCCAGCTTGTCTATAATTCTAATGGCATTCAAATAATCCAATAATTGTCTATAATTATCCAGTTTTAATATTAATAAAATAATTGACAAAGTCTCGACAAGCCATTTTATTTTCTATTCACATATATTTTTTAATTTTTTTTTATAGACAAATTTTATATTTAAATTAATATAAATATAAACATGAGTGATCCAATGCCAGCTCCACCCCCGACACAGACGAACGAAGTGCCACTTGATAGTGGTGCCCCAATCCCCAACTTTCTCCAATTACAACAGATACCCGTAAATTACATACAACAAGTAGAAACTGATTTACTTGAACCAGTTGTATTTTCACAAGGTTCGGCAACTTCTGATGGTTTCTGTCGTTTCACATTACAGAACAAAGGTTTTCTTCATTCTCATTCAAAGATATTTGTAAGTGTACAGCCTTCGGCAACAAATGAAGATGTTTATTTCGCTCCCCATCTTGGCGTTGCACAGATTGTCAAAAAGGCAGTTTTAAAAATTGGTAATAAGACCCTGAATGAACTTGATAGCTGGGCTGGTCTCCACGCAGTTAAATCTTCTCTAATTTCAAATGAAAATAATTTAGAAAGAGAAATGTATATGAATGGTCGCAGTATGTCTCATAAATTCGTATACAATGCTTCAAGTATTGTAAACGCTTCGGCTCTTGGTCTTGATACTGGTGTTGAGAATGATGCAGACGCTGACGCTCTCTTCTTACCTGATGCCCTTACAATGAGTGGTGTAAATGCGACAGAGAAGGCTTCATGCCCTTCATTCATGATTGATCTATCTGACCTTTTCCCATTCTTAAAGGTTCACCAGCTACCGCTTTACATGATTAACGAGCCAATCAATATTGAACTCACATTTCACCCAACTACAAAGTTCCGTGCCCAGATTGCTTCTGGCGACACGGCTGATATTGCTATGAATATTGATCAGAATGAATTAAAATTCTGTGCAGATTATATTTTCTATGGTGCGAGTGATGAGATGGCAAGATATGCAAATGCCAATAAAGATCTAAATTTCTCATTTGTAGATTATCGTGTAATTGAAACTACAACAAGCTCTACGTCTCTATCGAGCGGTGTTATTAGAAATCTTGGTATGGCTAATCGCATGTGTCCACGTGTAATAACTACATTCCCTTATGATGAAGATACATACAATGAAGAGACTATACTTGGTCAGTATTCTTCTATGGCTCCATTCCTGAATGCATCTGGTGTTCAGACTGGTAGCCTTCGATATAATATTCGCTATAATGATAGATTTGAATATACTTCTGATGTTGATAATACGGCACGTCTATTCAGTATTTTTACTGATAGTGAAGGTGTACCATTTTTGACCCGAGCTGAATATTGTGGTCAAGGCGACGCAATTACAGATACAGAAGCTTTTGAAGGTAGAGAACAGAAGGGTAATCTTGATGGTCATTTCTTCTATCTATCTACAAGGTTAAGTAATGGTCGTGTTGGTCAGCGTGGTCTTGAATTACATATCAGCGGTGATTGGGCTTCAAGTGGTCGCCAAGTTAGTAAGCTTCGATGTTATTGTGAATACATGCGTGTAGCTCGTTTGACTGATGGTCATGTAGAAATCTACAATGCATAAATAATTTAAATTTTTTATTATTATTTAAAAAAAAAATCTTGATTATATTATAAATATAATGAAGATTAATTCTGAAAACACAACCGAAGATATTAAGAAATCTCGCCCCAACTTAAAAACCAATACTATTAAACAATATGAAATTCATTTGAATAAATTAAAGAAAATGTTTGAAAGTGATAATTATGATTTTCTTTCAAAACCAGAAGATGTAATGTCAAAAATATCAGCCAATCATTATACTTCACAGAGAAATACATTAAATGCAGTTATAATATTATTAATGGCTTTGAACCATGATGAGAGATATGATAAATTAATTGAAGAATACCAAAAAATTCGAGATAAGTTAAATGATAAATATTTAGAAGATCAAAGCTCGGGTAAGATATCAGAGAAACAAAAGAATAATTTTGTTGAATTAAATGAAATTGAAAACATGTTAAATAAGATGGCTGGTGAAATAAAAGATCAAGGTTTAAAAAAGAAAGAAACTTTGAATTCAAAAGAAAAAGAATTATTAATGGTTTACACAATTTATTATTTTTTAAAAAGATATCCATTAAGAAATGATTTGAGCGGTATGAAATATATTACCAAAACAGCTTATAATAAATTAAGTGAAGATGAAAAGAAAGCTGGTAATTTTATGGTAAATGAAAAGAATAAAATGACAGCTATTTTAAATGAATATAAGACAAGTAAGAAGTATGGTGAAAAGAAAATTCACATCGATAAAGATATTGAAAAGATTTTAAGAATGTATATTAGAAAAACAGATAAGAAGCTTGGTGATGTATTATTTGTAAGTTCAACTGGCAACCCATTAAGTCGCAATGCATTATCTCAATTATTAATAAAGACATCAAAGAAATATTTGGGTAAATCAATAAGTACTACCATGATGAGAAAGATAGTAGTATCAGATAAGTTTGGTGATATGGCAAAAGAACAGAAAGAATTAGCTGATGTGATGGGGCATGATGTAGCCACACAGAATTTAGTTTATAATAAAGAAAAATAATTATTTTAAAATAAAATATTTGATAGAATATAAATGTTGTATTATTTAGCTATCTTAAAAGAAAAGTGTGATTGTTTTAAAGATAAAGAAAAGAAAGAGAAGAGAGACAGAGAAATATTAGATATGATAAATGATATTGTAAAAACACAAACTGATTTAATTGAATTGTCCAGACAAATCCAAAAAAAAATATAATATAATAATTGGATAAGTATAGACAGATTGAAAAGTCTATACAGAAGTGATACTCCCAATCTTAACATTAATAACATCTCTATTTTGTTTGAAGCCATGTCCACAATCTCTAAATTGTTCTTCATTATAATAATCTTTTTTATCCCAATTAATTTTCCAGTAGAAATATTTACCTGAACATTTCCATACAATATAAAAATCAAATTCTTTAAGATTATTCAATCTTCTTCTTTTATTAAATTGATATGCAAATCTCATCTTGGGGGCATCAAAATACAAGCTATCAATTTCAATTACATTACCTTTTCTTGTAGTATGTAAGAATTTACCATTTTTAAATTCTGTGTTATCTCTTGTTTTTAATTCAACCATCATAAACTTAAACTTATTAAAATAATCAAAGTGTGCAAATTCATCTTCGTCATGTGTTAAATTAATATTAAATATTTTTTCGAGATCTGGCTTTGATTGAATTTCAGATTGTTTACCACGTTTGTAATCAATGTCAAATTGTGTCATTTACTTATATATATATTTTATTTTGGCAAAATGAACGCATAATCTAACATTATTAGTATTTAAAGGGTATAATAATGGCATTTTAAGGGTAATAATCTAAAATAATGACTATTTTATACTTAAAGTTATTGATAATTTTAAAATTAGTTATGTTTAAGTATCAATAATCATCATAAAGTTAGAATATTACCATTTAAAAGATAGAATATATATCATAATATTAGATTATGACTATATTTAATGGTAATCAAGGGTCGGTATGTCTTTATTATAAAAGTTTACTCATATCTTCTTTCCCACTCACAAATAAAAAAACTATTCAAGCTTATTTATATCAAGGTGAAGAATTAATTTTCAAATCAAAAGGTATTCCAATCAAAGTACAAATTAAAACTTATTTACATTTCTGCAATCAAATCTATAATAGAAAAATAAATAATCAACCAATTAGAAGAAGTGATCATATCTATTTTCTAAATTGTTTGACAGCTTTATTAAGATTGAAAATAATTGACAATGATGAACAGAATGGCTACATGTGTTTTAAAAAAA